CGTTGGATTAACAAACATATTCTTTTCTGTAGGTGATAAAGTTAAAGTTACTCTATTCGCTCAGTCAGCTTTCACATTAACAGAGACAGATGGAGCATTGACATTCAATGGCGGTACATTTAAGAACCAGGTAGTTAATAGTGGATTAATAGATGGGGATGCTATAACAATCAATCAAGTAACACCATTAAAGATAAAGCAGAAGGATTTCTTATTATCAGTCATTAAGATGTTCAATCTATACATTGACCTTGATCCTAATAACGATAATAATCTACTGATTGAAACGAGGGATGACTTCTATAGTTCAGGAACAAATGTTGATTGGTCTTATAAGTTAGATAATTCAAAGCCGATTGACATCAAGCCGATGGGTGATTTAGATAACAAAGAATTTAACTTTACCTATACTGATGATACAGATTACTTTAATAAGAAGTATAAAGATGGATATGCTGAGACCTATGGTAGATTTCGATATGTAACAGATAACGAGTTCTTAAGCGGAACAAGTGAGAACAAAGTAATATTTAGTGCTACACCATTGGTCGGTGATACTGGAAGTGATAGAGTGATCTCTCGAATATGGGATGTGGATAGTTCAAACATAGTAAAGAGCAAAGGATTTAATATCAGATTACTTTATAACGGAGGTGTAAAGACTTCGAATGTAGCATATCAGTATAATGGGATTATAAGCGGTGTTCATACTCTTACTCAGTACTTGTATGCAGGTCATGTAGATAGTCCATTGAATCCAACATTAGACCTATCCTTTGGAGTTCCTCAAGAGATATACTACGAGACTGAATTATACACAAATAACAATATCTTCAATAGATTCCATAAGAAGTTAATTGATGAGATCACAGATAGAGATAGTAAGATATTTACAGCTTATTTTTATCTGAGACCATCGGATGTGAGAACATTAGACTTTAGAAATCAGTTCTACTTTCAGAATGATTATTTTAGACTTAATAAGATATTCGATTACGATCCGTTAAAGAACGATGTAACAAAATGCGAGTTTATAAAGGTTAAAGATGCCGGTACATTTACACCAACACTACATACTATGCGAGGCGGTATTGGTTCGGCATTTGGTTTATCTAATGAGATTCCTCCAATCATAAACACATGGAATGCATCAACAGTAGATAACATCAGAATAACTGGAGGAGCGAGAGCAATGACTGGAGGAACTGATAACATCTATAGTGATAATGTAAGAAGCTGCATTGTAAATGGCAATAGCAATGTGATCGGTGATAGTGAGAATGTGACATTGTTAGGTAGTAGCGGATGTATCGTGGGAAGTGGAATAAGTAATGTAACATTGATTAACACATTCGATACTGAGATTACTGAGAGTAATTCGATGTATATCAATGGTGTGGTATTGAATGAGGATAGCTTAAACCAAACAAGCACAATAACGATTCCGAGTGCAAGTGTATTGACATTGTTTACTACACCTTACTTATTGATACCATCACCAGGAGCAGGATATTACATTCAGGTATTAACAGCAGCGTGTAAGGTAAACTTCAACAGTGTAGCTTATGCAGTAAGTACAACATTGAATATCTATACAGATACAGCTACAAGAGTACAACACGTTTTTAGTAATGGTTTAAATGCTACATTAAGTAGAATAGGTGTATCTGCTCAACAAGGGGTAAGTGGTGCAGCAGATACTCAATTAATATCTAATAAGGGAATTTATTTACAAGCACAAACAACAAATCCAACATTAGGCAACAGCGATATAATTATTTATTTAACCTATAGAATAATACAGGAATAATGGCAGACAAAGAAGTAGCAGTTAAGATAAGAGTTGAAACAGATGGAGGTCAAAGTCTATCTGAGTTAAAACAAGAATTTAAAGATACTCAAAAGACCTTAGAAGGATTAACAAAAGGAACAAAAGATTATATAACTACCTTAAATAACTTAGGTGCTATCAAAGATGATATAGGTGATCTAAATGATAGTATCAAAACATTCAATCCCGAAGGTAAGATACAAGCATTTAGTAATGTTATGGGTGGTGTAGCATCGGGTATACAAGGAGCAGTAGGTGCTATGGCATTGTTTGGTGTGGAATCGGAAGAGACACAAAAGATGTTATTAAAAGTACAAGCGGCATCCGCATTTGCTGAAGGAGTAAAAGGTGTTGTAGGTATGGGCGATGCGTTTAAGAATCTTCAGTTAGTATTAGGCAAAACTGCATTAGGGCAAAAACTTGTCACTGCAGGTCAATGGTTATGGAATGCACCTAATGATGTCGCTGTTGATAAGAATGATACTGTAGCAGTTCCATTCGCTCCTAATGAATAGTATCCTGCTTCACCAACAGTCCACTCTCCGGTAGCAGGATTGTATTGCCCACTTACATCACTGATTTCATTATTATAAATTATATCCTGCTTTGCGAATGTAGCTTTCCACTGATTGAAGAATGAATCATAAACACTCTGAATCGTTCCACTTGTTTGTGTTGTTTGTGTTGCTTCGTATAGTCGAGGTGCTATCTGTGCATCTGTTAGAATAACTTTACCTGCATTAGCAGGAACAATCAGCTTCTTAAAGTATTCACTATCAAAGAATGTCGATGAGTATGTATAACCTACACTTTGAAAGATTGCATCGATGTAAGTTCTAAGGAATACTGATGGGAACAAATGCTCTACATTTACCTTAGTCAAATCGTTATCATATCCATAGTCAATCAATGGATAGCAATACCCATCTGTATAATCGTTAGTCCAGGATGCTACTTGTGTCGCATAATCATAGGTATGGTCATAATCACTCAAATCCAATGCAGTCAATTCGGCAGTACCTAATGCATTGAAGATGTTACCGACATTCCCTAAGATCATTACCTCATACTCAATCTTACTATCATCATTGATGGTAATCGATAGCATCTGAATGTACCCATTAATCTGATTCTCATCATCAATGGTCAATATACCTTTTACCTTTGCATTCGGATTGAAGCTACCATCAGTAACATTCACATCGAAGATATTGCCAAACAGGAGATTGTTATTCTTTGTTCCTGGTATCTTAATGGTCTTTGAGTAGTTACTGTTCCTCTTATCAGGGAATCTAATATCAGCAATAGAGAAGTTTAATGGTGTTGATACATCATCATACATATCAATGCTTCCGCTACTTGGTAAGAATATCTTTGTTCTGCTCATTATAGTCTTTGTCTGTATCTATCGTAACTCAATGTATATTCTAACTGTAAATTAAACAGCTTCTCATTCACTACCTTTTTCTTCTCAAAGGATGTGTTGGTTATGTTAATCGGTATCAGATATAAGCCATCATCTAATCTAACATCCGGTGAAGTAACTAACTGCTCTAACCATGCTAACTGCTCCTCTGTTACCCAATCACTCTGAATGCTTACCTTATCTTTAATCCTTGTATGGTATTGTGAATACGCTCTGTCATTCGGACTGTTTACAAATGAGAAGCTGCTACCATAAGAACCTAAGTCTTTCTTAAATATTGATCTCTCTATGTCCATTGTCTCCTTACTTACTAAAGTAAAGTTAAACGTATCATACCCACCTAACTCATTAAGGAACTGCAATCTTCGTTTCTCATATCGTGAACAATTATCGACAATGTTATATCTTGCATCAATCGATAACGCTGCATTGGAACTGTTAAATGTCTGAACAATATAGTAAGCTACCGAACCTGTTATTATCGGTTGAACTCCTAAAGTGAACTGAGCATCGGGAATATTAAGGATGTTATAAGGCCCAGTCGGAATCCGCAGAAATCTACTTGTAGTATATTTGTTATCTATTTTAAATGTACCTATCAATGTATTTGCACTATTGTAAGTCAATACCTTAACATAGCTTGTATCTAAGTTAAAGTTATTCCAATACAGCCATGCATTATCATCTACCATCAATTCCATTCCATCCTTTACATATGGATGCTCTGTTAAAAATTCACTAATATAATCACCACTTGAGTAGTTACAGAATGTAGGATAGTCTACAACAGCATTCCATAGATACTTACCTGATATGTTAGTAAGATTCGGATATACTACTGTTCCACTTGATCCATATGCCTCACCGAACTTAACTTCGTATAATACATTACTATTGTTATTCGGTAGTATCCTATTGTCATCTGCTGATATATCTACACTTACTCTGCTCTCAAGTAATGGTGATACGTTTACCTTACCACTTAACTCTGTTGGATGTGGAGGAATCAACATACGATCTACCTTCACACTATTCACATAAATATCCGCTACGAACTTGAAGTTAGGTTGTGCTACATTGGATGAGGTTACAATATACACCGCATCATTGTATGCAGGGAATAAACTTGCCGGTTGCTGTCTTACTGTTATTGCCATTTATTCTAAATTGAAATCAATTAATATCTCTCTGCCTAATGCAGTCGATAGGTCTTTACTCATGTTATCTAATATGTTATTATCAAATGCTTCATCCACAAAGTTAGTCGGTTTGATACCCTTCTTTGATATGCTCCTACCGATTAGATATGCCAATGTTCTCAATGCTTTCTCCTTTGCTAATGGTTTCTTCCTCTTTACTAAGATACCTTTTGTATTCCTATAGTTATTCTGTATCCCCTTGTAGTTTATCCCTCTATTAGCGATGTGTTTCAACATCGCATTAATCGGAGGCATCTTTGCACCTTTCTTCCTTCCTCCATCAACATACTTCCAATAATCGAGCATACTAATCTCCATCACCATGTTGGTAGCAAACGATCTAATGTTAATCGATATGCTCTGTCTTAACATTGCCTGTGCTACCCTTTCATTCTTCTCTAATGAATCAGCTAAAGCATCAATGATAATCTGCTTATAGTTCTCTAATATCTGTCTCGGACTATCTGCCATTCTTCATCTGTTGGTCTAACTGCTCCTTAATATAATTCTGCTTATCCTTAAAGTAACTCAATGAATTTAAGAACTCAATCACATTCATCTCTAAGAAATACTCCCACTTCGTTCTATCGTTATTGCTTAGATTGTCTAAAGTATAATACCATCCCCAATGTTTGACAAAGCCAGGTCTGTTGCTTCCTTCGTTTTCTTCGTCAGCTTCTTCATCTGCAATTCCAAAAAGTCGTTTGTACCTTTTATTAATCGATGATAATTCGACAAAAAAAAACCACTCATACTAAATACCATCGGCATTCTCATATTCTCCTGGATATACTTTGCTCTGTCACTTACTATCGTATCTTTCTTCTTACCATACCAATTGATCTCCTCACATAATACCGCTAAGAATGTATGCAGGTTATCATTGATCTTCTCTTTATCCTTTACTAATTCAGTTAAGTCAATGTACTGACCTGCTGATACACTACGCATATTAAGATTGAATCGGAATCGCTTCTTACCTATCCTTACCTTTGAATGTATCTTCTGCTGTTTTGGTTTCTCCTTAATGAATGTTACTTCCATCAGCTTCTCTTTCAGCTTGTTTAAGGGAATCTCATCTGTGTAGTAAGCTATTGACTTATCTGTTAATGTTGCCAGGATACCGATTGACCTTTCGAGATCATCAGTATAATCCTCATCAATCTCTTTGCAGAGATCCTGGTACTGCTTAATGTTTATATCTTTCCATTCCATAACTATAAGTATAAGATTGAATCGATTTGTGCAACTTAAACAATATGATAAATACCGGAATGTTTATTTGTTTTGAGGGAATGGTATCCGATAGCTGTTGCCATTACAGCATCATCATGGAATCCATTAGGTGCTGAGTACCTGACTGATTTAGTCTTAGGATTGTACTCGTATGTGAATAGTTCTAACTCCTTAATAAGCCAGTCTCTATCTAACATCTTTACTTCTTTATTCTGATTCGCTACTACTAACTGCTCAATAATATCCTGCTTACTCTTTGATGTGGTAAGGAATGGTATAATTAAACCACTATCATTCACTCTATCTCTTAGCTGCTCAAAGATAGGATCACCGATACCATTCACCTCAACAAATGTGCTACAGCTAAACTCGTTTATTCTTGCTATTACCTTGCCGATGATATTTGACCAGGTATCTTTATTCCATCTCTCAATGTAATGCATCTCTCCGGTCTCATTGAATACTGACAGAACAGTATAGTCATCTGCTCTACCTATATCTAATCCTGCATACATCCGATTCGTTCTCTCTGACTTGGTGATCAATGTTAGATCATTGAATAGTCCTGCACCACCATCCACGAACTCAGCCATGTACTCCTGGCGAAACACATGATCAGGTAATGTTGATCTCGCATCATCTATCTCAGTCGGATTGATTAATGGATTATCATACGATGTCATCTGAAAGGACTTGTACTGACTGTTCTGATTCTCAAGGTTGAATATCTGATGGAAGTGATTCTTACCCTTTGGTGTTGATATTAGTAGAACTTTCTTGCCACGAACAAGAACTGTTGCACGAAGTACCTCAGTCCATGCCTCATTGTCCATAAAAGCAAACTCATCACATACCAGATAGTCAAAGGTAAAACCACGAATATTATCATACCGCTCAGCACTAAAGAACTCAATAGTACTATTTTTATGCGAACTAAAAGTAAGTTCAGTTCCGTTCTTACTCTTGAATACTTGTGGATTCTCTGCAAAGGCATTCTCTATATCTTTAAATACTTTCTTTGATTGTTTGTAGATTGGACTAACCCATCCTATCTTACAGTTCGGTACATTAAAAAACCAATATAGTACCTGATTGACAGCCAACAAAGATTTGCCGAACTGTCTACCGATAGATAACACATAGTACTTATGATGTCCATTAGCTATCGATTCGTGAATCATCTGCTGATTCTGATGGGGACTGTACAGTTGCACCGAAACTGGCTGTGACATTTGTATTGGTTTGGTTTACTTCTTGCTCTGTCTTATCTTTCCAATTCTCTTTATCGATGTTCTTCAAGGCGAAGATAGCACCACCAAAGGTAAACGTATCTAACTTAGTCTCGTATGCTATGAGTACACAGTCGATTGCTCTTTTTATTGTGTCGGAAAACTGATTACTTTCTTTTCTCCATCCATTCAGTGTATCCCTATGTATACCTAAGTATAAGCATAATCCTGTAATAGTTATTATCTGCTTCTCAGTAACACAATACTCAAAGTATTCAATACACTTCTCTTCTAATAATTCAGGTGTAGGATAGATGCGAGGTCTCCCTCCATTATTACCTAACTTAAAGTAGTTTATCTTTGGTGCTGCCATTATATTACCTTCCCTATTCCTTTTAACTGATTAACAACATCCATATTTCTATCGTAATGTTCTGATACCTTTAACTTATATACTTTCTTAATCTTTGCTTGATTGCTTCCCATTGCAAATACTCTTCTTAATGGAATACCTAACTCTTTCGCTGTACTCATCATTGAAGATACAAAATGTCTCGATGATATAATGTATACTATCTTACCCTCTTTAATCTTCTTCTTAACAAGTTCTTGACCTTTGGCTGTTGATAGAGTATTATCATAATTGAACGATACCCTATTCTCATCAGCGAAGGATTCATCAACCATCTCAATAAGACCTAACTCTTTCAGCTTGTTATGTGACCAGGACTTAGCAGATAAACCACCCCATGAATCATACATTAACTTACCGCATCCATCAGAATAAGTCTTTGAACTATTAAGATCAACTTCATGTCTTGAAAGATATGAGTACATTCTCTGTATAGTATCAACCGATATAGGTTCTCCTTTGGCTAACTGATTCGCTCTGATCTTACCTACCTCAGTACCACATGAACCCCACCCATTCTTATTTGCATAATCGAGAGCAGACTTTGCGTTATTTTTTACGCTATCGGGATAATCTGAATAAGATTCAAACTTACTTTCCATTAATACTAAGTTTTAATTTTATCATTGCCATACCTCTTCTTATAAGATTAGGTTTGCATTCTTTACAGATGAACGAAGAGCATAACTCACACCATTCACATTCTTTCGGAATGATATTCTGATCCATTATAGCACATACTTTACAGATTGTTATCATGCTACCTTACAGATTGTTATCTTGTTCGTATTGTATTAGTTCAGAATGTCTGTTAAGTAAGAACTGACTGATGCAGGAAGGACATGATCTGTCTTGACCTCTTACACCATAGTAATCAAATAACCCATCTAATCCTCCTATACATTGTCCTGAAGTAACAAAGAGATTTATAACCCCTCTGTACTTTTGACATTCATTGTATTGTTCTTCTGTCATCTTATAGTATATTAATTATTGATTTTGTGCAATATTTATCCATTAGAAATTAAACATACTGATTCTGCATGAGGTTTCATCCCTTCATTACCCTCATAAGCTATGAATGTTCTACTCGGATGTAACAGTTCAATGCCTTTCTGCTGAGCAATACATGAGATAACAGATTGATCGTGTCGATGTTCATGCCAATTCCCTTGATAAGCATTTGTATGAGCGAATCCTAAGTATTCATTGAATGTATCTGTGCCTATCTTTGTATTGAAATTAAACCCCATAGCACAAGCCATGACCATCTTATAGTTCTCAGCATCCTTTCTATGCATTCCAAAATGTGCTAAACATTCATTATGAGTAAATGAAGCAATGGAGAAGCCGATGTTATCGAATAGCATTACACCATTATCTTTGATGTATTGGAATACTTCACTTGGATTCTTTGTTAAGTAAATAGCTGAATCAAGCCATAAGATAAGATTATATCCTTGCTCCCTTGCTTTCTGTATTGAGTAAGGTTTGAATGCATAAGGATACTCAGAATGTGACTTACAATTGATTTCTGAATAGTTAGTGTAATGAATGAAATCGATACCATAAGGTTTCACGCTTTCTCTCATTCTATGTGCTAAAATGTTATATCGTTCAGTATTGCTGAATGTAACTATGCACATCCTTGTAGCTTTACTTGCTATATTATTTACAGATGAATAGTTATATATTTGCCATATTAAATGTACTTTAATCTCAGACTGCGGATTCATCTGCTTAGTCCAATCAAAATCCTCTCCATTGTTTAAAGGTTTGAATCTTGCTTTCTTTGTCAGTTCTCTATTCCATACAGACATAACTGAAGGATACCTTTTTGTAATTCCATCATTAAGCTGTTCTGATTCATGATAGATAGACTGATCAATAATATGTCCAACACCATCGATATAAGCTAAGACATCTGCATTAATAACATCGACATCATGATCGAGCAAAGGATATAAGGATTCAATAAAGTTATCCAGTACATCATCATCATCATCGACAAACATGATATACTTACCGGAAGCAACATCAATCAATGCCTGTCTTTTTTCTCCTACAGTTAATCCATTAGGTTCATCATAACGAGGAGCATTGTTGTATAACACCTCAACCCCATCATAATCGATTACAAGTGATACAATGCGATTAAACAACCGATTGAACTTCTCTTCTCTTTCTTTAACTGTAGCTATTAGTATACTTAATTTCATCGTGCCATTATTAGGTTCTCAGCATTAACATGAACTACCTTAAAGCCATTGAACTTGTTAATGTAATCAATGTACTTCTGCGTCTCTTTGCCATTGGTCTCTATGCAGATCATTGAACATTGAACTCTATCTAAGTCTATCTGAGTAAGAATCTCATAGTCGATACCTTCACAATCAATAGAAATAAAATCGTAGTATCTGAATGGACTTGTAAGCATAAAATGTTCAAAGGTTATAACTTCACATTCTACTGTCTTGAATGTATAAGTACCATCCCATCTACCCATTTCGCTATCGATTAAGGTAGAGTAATAAGTATCGTTTGCATTCAGATCAAATGTTCCGTTTAAAGTTCCCATCGCTAACTCATAACAATAGACATACTTGTAATCTAAACAGTTATTTGCAAGTCTTTCGAATACATTCGGATTAGGTTCGAAGCATACTCCCTGCCACCCTTTCTCCATCAATGCTCTTGTGTTGGATAGGTCTTTACCATCATACGCTCCTAAATCCAGGAACACACCTGTCCTATCTTTAAAGTGATTAAGGATGTATAGTTCTTCTTGATTCTGAGAGTACATGGTTATTTATTTTGTATAAATTTATAATGATAAATCAATGTTTTTATTCGCTGCTCTGTCTTTAATACTTTCGCATCGTGTATTCTCTTTGCCCATTCGTAATCCTCACCGATAGTTATCGGTAAGAACTTAAAGTCTTTAATCAGTTCTTTTTTCATTGGTGCAAGGTGATTAGGGAATCTTTCATAAATTAATTTGCCATCAACTACTTTTGATCCATAGTTAAAGTTTAATCCCATATCCCAATGAACTAAGCTATGACCATTGGTAGTTATGTACCCATTGATAGGAATCACATCAGGATCATTGTCAATCGCACACATGATTAAAAATATATAGGATTCCAAAGGTTCATCATCATCATCAAAGAATACAACATACTTACCCTTTGCTTTCTCTATTAGTCTATTCCTTTTTTCTCCTGTTGGTGTTTCTCTGTTATCTGTATCGATAACTATCTCAATGTCTTTAAATGCATTGCAATCTACTATCTGTCTATTGAGTAGATTAACAGTCTTGAGTAGTGTAGCTTCTCTCGATTGTAATGTCGGGATGAGGATTGATAATTTATAGTCCAAAGTTCTTTATTTTACGTTTGTTAAATGTCAATTCATCTGCTATCCATAATGCTCTATCCTCTGTCTTAATACTTAATGCATCTTGAGGTGCTAACCCCCATGCAGGATGAAGATGTCTAAATAGTTTAAGGTTATCACCCATGTACTTGTAACATCCTAACTGCTTCGCTACAATGTCATTCTCAACATCGCACCATAAAGATATGTATTCGGGATGATAAATGTACTTAAATCTGTTATAATATTCTCTTCCTACGATGTGCATTGTACATACATTGTCTTTCTGATTACCATCGTTAAAGTGAATGTACTGATTCAGGTCTTTGTAAAATTCAGCACGAATAATATCATCGAATCCCTTCTTAGTGAAGATCATATCATCAGACATATTAATAAGAATATCAAAGTCATAATCGAACTGATTAATGTCTCTGTTGATAGCATCAATCTTATTCTTACTGTTACCCACTACAAAGGTATGGTTACCATCTAACACCGGAAGAGGTGACATGCTCTGGTCATCTCCATCAACTGAGATCAGTACATGATAATCCACTCTGTTAGCTATTTTATCCAATATAGAATCATACCCTCTAAGAAAGTTAGATCGTCTTGATCTCGAAGTATATTTGAATAGGATTCTCATAATGGTAAAAATACACTTTTAATAGGTTCGTTGAAAAATTTATCCCAATTATTTTTTATGTGTTGATTCCTCTCTAAAATAGAGATTGAAGAACTATGGAATAAGTAATCTGAATAATCCTTTGAATAGATATAGTTATCAGTACCATTCAGCATGGGATAGGCATGACGTTCTCCTAAAATTCGTATTGAATAATCTGCATGTTCAAAGCCGAAATGCATGAATTTTTCATCAAATGCACCTACCCTATCTAATGCATCCTTCCTGATATACATGAATACACCACCACATTCATGATAGTAACTGCAATGTCCATCCGTAGATAACTGCACATGATTCTTATTTAGATATAATAAATGCTCTTTGTTTGCATTAATAAAGAACTCAATCCATCCATCCTTAATCGGATAGCAGTCATCATCGAATAGGAAGATATGGTCACAATTCTTTAAAGATCTGAGACATTCATTCTTTCTAAATGCTACACCTCTACGATCTTCATCGGTATCTGTTGCTACATAAAACTTTACATTATCTGTAAAGGTATGTTTATAGATATGCTGTAAACACTCCTTTAAACACTCAGGTCGATTGTAAGTAGTTATCCCTATTCCTATGCTAACCATCTATCAAATATCTGTTTACGTTCTACATTCACTATCTTAATGTCATACCTTGCCGATACATACTCAAATAGATTCTCTTTAAGATCTTCTACTTTGTTAGGATTCTTTACCAGGTACTTAATATTATCCTTCCATTTCTTATCGGCAGATACTAATACATTGTGCAAAGTAATATCATCACGATAAGGTATAACATTAGACACGATCACTGCTTTCTTTTTGAATCCTGCTTCGATAAGTTTAAGCTGCGATTTGTTCCGGTTAAATTCTGTACTGATCAATGGAACTAATGCCACATCAATAGAATCGTATAGCTTACCATAATCTAAGATCGGCATTCCATTTAGTCTCATGTATGGTTCATCCATATCTTTGAACTCTAATACTCGATTCGACATAAGTAACTCTCTATAGTTCAAGTTCAATAAATGATACCCTCCAGTAAAGCACTGCTCAATATACTTGTAATATGGATTCGGTGTTATCTCACCCTTCGCATCCTGGTTGAAGTTATAACCTGCTGTCAATAGCTGCCATTTATTCCTAATCGTTTCATCTTTATACAGCTTCATAAGTTCAGGATACAACATCTCTACATCAGCAACATGATGAACTCCTGCTACATATCCGAATCTCATTCTGTTATGTGTTGTCTCTATCGGATTCGGTTGCCATTGTTCCTCATCAGTATTAATGGCATTCGCTAATACATACACATTCTGATTGTATTCTCTTATTCTACTTGCTAAGTAGTTAGTAGTAGTAGTAATAAAGTCAGCATCCTTTAATGCTTGTATAGTATTTTCAGCATATCCATTATTCTTATACTGAAGATAAAGACTGTGATTCTTTGGTAGTACCCAATAGTCATCAATGTCAAAATGTACTTTTAATCCTAATCGTTTGTACCTGGTCACATCAGACTTGATCTCTCGCAGGAAGGATATACATTTAAACTTCTTTAAATAGTCATCTGTTAGTTCAGATTCATTATAGGTAAATTCTACATCAATCCCTAATGATGCAAAAGGAACTATCTGCCGATGGTATTGCAGACCTGTTATTCTGCTACTTGTTACAACTAATATCATATTGTGTTTTTATTTTTTCTGTTATATTTTTAACCATGTACTGGACTGTCTTAAACGATATACCCACCAATGATCCCACCTTCCTATAAGTACCATGCTCAACGTACAGTTCAAGCAATCTGAACTCTGTCGGAAATCTCTTCTGTGCTATCTTCTTTTCTATCTTATTCATCAGTAATACTACATCTGAATGTATCTGATCAATGTTATCATCTTCGTATACTTCTCCTTTTGTTGTTGTTTCGCAGCTTCTATATTTCTTGTAGAAAGCCATGTGAGGTTGAGTATATTGGTAGTACATTATCTTATAACAGTATATCTCTAATGTCTTTTTATTATAAAGATTAACCAGGTATTCAATATCCATCTCAGCAACGATAATCAACAGTTCAGATAAGAGGTCATTATATAGGTCATCTCCTTTGGTAATGCGGATTGCAGATGACTTGACAGCTTTAGAATTGTAGATAAACAGAAGTATATCGTTTCTTTTCACATTCAAAGATACCTAATAAAATAAGAAAAAACAGATATCTGCTATATATTCCAAATTATTTTGCATTTTTTCTCGCTGATTATCAGTCAGTTATAATTATTTTTATACACTTATGTCGGGCGAATGTAAATAAGATATACATTTGTCCTATCAAAATCAAACAAATAATTTAAAACCCTAAACAAATGAAAGTATTAGATTTAATTCGCTACATCGCACAACATCCAGAATACAAAAATATTGTGATTAAGGATGAAGAAGACATGACACCATTAAATGCCATTAATTACTTGGCAAGTATTGATTTATCACATTATGATAGTATGTCTTTCCATATCTGTGGAACTTTAGAAAAAGATACATTACTTATTTGGTAGAAATATAAATTTATAAATATAAATATGAAAAAAGCTATTAGTTTATTAGAAAAAGAAATTGAACGCAAAAAAGAAGAGCATTATAGGTGTAATAAAAGTGGAGGAGGTGTTATGGCAAATGAATATAGTGAAGAACGAAAATATAAAATTAAAATATATGAAGAAGTTTTAGAACTATTGAAGAAATCATCTAATCAAACAAACAAACTATGATACTAATACAATCCACCACACATCCTGACCACAGATTCATAAGTTACTCTGCATGGATGAAATACATTAAAAACAGAAATAATCAATCATTAACCAAAACAATCAAAAACTATGACAAAAACAGAAACACAAATCAAAATTAACGAGCTGATCACACTACTTAACACATTAGATGTCGAAGGTATTACAGCTAAAATCTTTGTAGCAAATGATAACATTCTAAAGCTATTAGCCGCAGATTACAATGTTAAAGTATACGAACCATTTGAGATGTTCGGCAATGAAGAAAGACTGTTCTACTTTAGTAAGGATAAAGTAACTATCCATGTAAAAAGCCAAATGAAGTACAGAAGAGAAACCCATTTAATTGAATACTAATGAGAGAGATAAACTACGGAAAAGTACTGGAGAAATCCATTAAGAAGAAAGGCATCAGTAAGAAAGCAATCTCAATGATGCTTAACATTAGCAGAAGTACATTGTATTCGAGACTTAAGGATGGTGAGTTTACATTCTGTCAAATGATGACTTTAAGAGAGGAGAACCTAATATGAGTTATGATGACTGGAAGTTAGATACACCCACCGAGAATGATACGAAATGTCATGAATGCGGCAAAGAATGTTGCCAATGGGATTTGCACATATTAATGATAAACCTAAGAGCAATCGATGTATGTTCAGATTGTTTAGATAAACTAACGATAAATGACTAAAATAACACAAGCAAATTCACAGCAACAGGTATACGATTGCTATCTTAAAGGCATGACACCTGAAACAACAGCAAAGCATCTCAAGTTATCGTATAAGTATGTAAAGAATAAGTATGAGGACTTTACTATTCATTCAGCTACTCTCAGAGGAAACGATAAGGCAGAACGGATTGCTCAAAGTTATTTAATAGAAAGAGATTTATTAGAAACTATTAAGAATGATCCTACAGATAGCACGATTGACAATAAGGCATTCATCTGTTCAACTTTTTGTGCATGAAGAAAGACCTCCAGTGGTTACTACTTGTAATCTTAATTACCATGATCTATGCAGGAAGTTACATCAACAAAAGCAAAGAATCAGCAGAACAGATCAAAGCAGTAAAGATTGAGTATGTTTTGAAGTATCAGCAGTATTGCGATTCAGTTACCATCTTTTGTATTAACGAATATGATATTGTAGGAAGATGCAAGAAATGATCGCACAACTAAAGGAAATACAAAAGACATTTCCGAATGCTCACATCCGGTATAATGCCGAAACAGATTCACACTTTATCTCTTATTTTAGTGTAGAATATTACAGTTCATTATTTATTAATTAATTTAAAAACAAAAACTATGAATTACGAAGATTTTATTAAAAACAAAAAACATTCAATAGGTAACTTTGGATTTGAAGCAAATTACATTCCTGATATTGCTTTTGATTTTCAAAAATACATAATTGATAAAGCTATTACAAAGGGTAGAATGGCAATTTTTGCAGATACTGGATTAGGTAAAACTTTAATTCAGTTATCTATTGCTAAAAATATTATTAACCATACTAATAAAAAAGTATTAATTTTAACTCCTTTAGCAGTTGCTTTTCAGTTTATTTTAGAAGCTGAAAAGTTAGGAATAGATGACATTGAATATTCAAAAGATGGTAAGCATACTAAAAAAATTGTTATTTGTAATTATGAGAGGTTACATTATTTTGATAGCAATGATTTTATAGGTGTTATTTTAGATGAAAGTTCAATACTTAAAAATTTTGATGGCAAAATTAAAGGTCAGGTTACTGCATTTGTTAAAAAAATTCCTTACAGGTATCTATCTACTGCAACACCTTCCCCTAATGACTTTATAGAATTAGGAACAAGTTCTGAAGCGTTAGGATATATGGGTTACATGGATATGTTAGGTAAGTTCTTTAAAAACAATCAAAATTCAGTTGATTCTACAAATAGAAATATAGGAGAGAAATTTTATTTAAAACCACACGCTGAAAAGGATTTTTTTGCATGGGTAAATCAATGGTCAATTATGGTTAAAATGCCGAGCGATTTAGGATTTAGTAATGATCGTTATAATTTACCTAAATTAATAGTAAATAAACATATTATTGAAAATCAATCAATGTTTGATATAAATGGACAGACTACTATGTTTGTTCCAATTGCTAAAAGTATGACCGAAGTTAGATTAGAACAAAAACAAACAGAGGATAAAAGATGTGAAAAAGCTATTGAATTAGCAAGTGGAAAGACTTCTGTTTATTGGTGTAATACAAATAATGAAAGTACTATTTTAAAACATTCTGATAAATATGCTGTCGAAATAATAGGAAGTCAATCTATTGAACGCAAAGAGGAAATACTTTTAGCATTTGCAAAAGGTGATATTAAAAGAATTATCACAAAAGCAAAGATGACTTCAATGGGATTAAATTGGCAACATTGTAATCATTCAGTATTTTTCCCTACATGGAGTTACGAACAATACTATCAATCTATAAGAAGGTTTTGGAGGTTTGGACAAAAAAATGATGTTACAATTGATATGGTAATTTCAGATGGACAAACAAGAGTATTAGAAGCTCTACAACAAAAAACAAAAAAAGCAATTGAATTACATGAAAACTTAACAAAAAATGTAAACAGTTCTTTTATTAATAATACAAAAGAATTTAATAAAGAATTAATTAAACCTAAATTTATAAACTAAAAAAAATGGAAAACAAAGTAAAAGACCAAACGGTTACAGAAAATTACGCAATCTATAATAGTGATTGTATGTTAGTAATGCCAACATTGAAAGATGAAAGTATTGATTTATCAGTTTATAGTCCTCCTTTTGCAGGTCTTTATAACTATTCAAGTTCAGAAAATGACTTTTCTAATTGTGAAAGTAAAGAGCAGTTTTTAGATCAATATGAATTTTTAATAAAAGAAATTGCAAGGGTAACTAAACCTGGTAGAATATCTGCTGTTCATTGTACTGATGTATTTGATAATACTTGTAGATTATGGGATTTCCCTAATGAAATAATAAGATTGCATACTAAATATGGATTTGAATATAGAAATCGTATTACTATTTGGAAAGAACCTTTGAAGGTTAGAATGCGTACAATGGTTCAATCTTTAATGCATAAATTTATTGTAGAAGATAGTACAAAATGTTTTACTGCAATGCCTGACTATGTATTAATTTTTACTAAAAAAGGAATAAATGAAGTACCGGTAACTCATCCATTTGGAATAAATCATTATGCAGGAGAAATACCTATTTTACCAAATATTTTAAGGGCATGGAATAATGCTAATGGAACTGAATTTAATGAAGATCAATTATGGAAACATTTAAACATAATTAATGAAGATAATAAAATAACTAAATTAAATCATTATATTTGGCAACGATACGCATCATCTGTATGGGATGATATTAGAATAGATAATGTATTACCATTTAGAGATTCACGTGAAGAAGATGACGAAAAACACGTACATCCATTGCAATTAGATGTTATTGATCGTATTGTTGAATTGTATTCAAATCCTAACGAAGTTGTTTTAACCCCTTTTATGGGTGTAGGTAGCGAGGTTTTTAGTCCTGTTTCAATGGGTCGTAAAGCTATTGGAATTGAATTAAAAGATAGTTATTATAAACAAGCTATTTTAAATATGAAGGAAGCTAACAATAGATTTAAAAAAGAAAACACACAATTAACTATTGATTAATCTAATTATTTAATTACATTTGTCAAAGAATCGCCAAAATGAAATCTAAACTAACTAACTACCCCTTTTTGATATTGCAGTTCTTGGCGGTTCGGCTTTATTAATTAGGGGTTTATATTTTTAAAAACTATGGAAAAACAACTAACACATTGGAAAAAATTACAGAATCCGTTATACTTAGGATCGTATGACTTTCAACCTGGCGAGGAACGTATCGTAACAGTTAAAGATGTAAAACGAGAAATGGTTAAAGGTCAGGAAGGAACTGAAGAACATACCATCGTTCACTTTACTGAAGGTTACAAACCGATGATCATGAATGCCACCAACAGTAAAATGCTGACTAATCTTAGCGGATCTCCTTATGTAGAGAAATGGATTGGAACATCATTTAAGTTAGTGGTGATTAAGATTAAAGCATTCGGAGAGTTCATTGATGCATTGCGTATCAAATCTGAGAAAGTAGTTAAGACATTGCCTGATCTAATCTTAGACAGTCCAAACTTCATCAAAGTAAAGGATGCAATCACAAATGGCAAAGCTACAATTGAGCAAGTAGAAACCAAATACAAGTTAAGTAAGGAGGTAAGAGATGCGATTATTTAAGATCAGATGCTCAGCAATTGGACAAATTATGTCCAATGCTAAGGTTAAAGGAGAATTATCAGCAGGATGCAAAACATACTTAGAGAACTGGTACGCCAATGATAATGAAGAAATCCATTCTAAATACTTCGATAAGGGCAACATGGTTGAGATTGAATGTATTGACTTAATGGCATCTGTCTTAGACAAAGGATTAGCATTTAAGAACGATGAACATAAGGAAGATGAATACTTTACTGGTACTTGCGATGTGCAGTTAGATGATACCATTGTTGATGTTAAGTCGGTATGGAACAGAAAAGGACTTCATGCAGCTTGTAATGGATTAGATAAGGATTACGAGTGGCAGTTAAGAGGATACATGGAACTGTACAATAAACCAAAAGCTATTCTATTCTATGGTCTATGTGATACACCGGAAGAATGTAACTTTGGTAATGAGGTGATCTACTCAGATATGCCGATTGAGGAAAGATGGACTGCGTATAATGTGGAATCAGATTCCCAATTAGTCCAGGAGATTATTGACAAGGTTGTAAAATGCCGAGAGTACCTTGATGAGTATGCAAGTAAAATTAATAATAAATTAGGTAAAATTAACTAAAAACAAAAAAAATGAATCTAAAAGGCAAAGTAAAGTTAGTCGGACAAACAGAACAGGTATCCGATAAGTTCAAGAAAAGAGAATTGGTGATTACCACCAATGACAATCCAACGTATCCGCAGCACATCTCAGTACAATGTACGAATGATAAATGTGTTATGCTTGATAATCTATCAGTCGGAACAGAAGTATCCTTAGAGATTAATTTAAGAGGCAAGGAATGGATGAGTCCAAAAGGTGAAGTAAAGTACTTTAATACAATTGAATGTTGGAAAGTAGAAGTAATTGGTACAGCACCGACCATAAAATCATTACCTGCTCCAATAGTAGATGATATGCCTTTTTAGGTAAGTAACTAATAATAAGACCTATAAAAGAAATTTATAGGTTTTATTATGGTTTAAACTTTTTAAACCATTTTAAACCAAAAAAAACGATATAAGGCAATAGAATCAATACTTTAAACCTTTATGGTTTAAAAACAGAAAAATAAAATAAAATAAATTTCTGAAAAAAAAATATTGATTTTACACTTTAAACCTGTACCTGGTTTAAAAACCTGTAAATGCCTATTAACATTGAAATGTTTGGTTTAAAATTGGTTTAAAGAGTTTAAAATCGAAATATTTTTGTATCATTGCAATCTACTATAAAAACTATGAAAAAAATATCCCTATCATATCTTAACAAATTACTTGATCATGACTTGTCTATCATTACTATTGGAGATAAGAAAGTACCTAATGTTCAATGGAAGAAATACCAAACAGAGCAGATTACAAAGAATGATTTGGAAAGGAACTATAATTTAGATACAACAAAAGGATTTGGTATCTGCACCGGTTATAATAACCTGGAAGTTATCGATATTGATTTAAAGATTCTACCATCGTTAAAAATGCAGCAGGACTTTTGGAATGAGTACATTTCCTTTTTGAATGATAATATTGATGATTTCGATACCAAATTTGTCATCTATAAGACAGTAAACAATGGATACCACATTCTTTACAAATGCGAGGAGATCGGAGGAAATCAGAAGATTGCTAAGTTAAAGGATTATAAAGAAGCAATTATTGAAACGAGAGGGAAGGCAGGTTATGTTTTTATTTATGATAACTGCATCTCTAAGAAAAACTATACTCAGATATCAGAAATATCCATTAAGGATAGAGAAGTACTGTTTCAATGTAGTAAGTACTATAACCATATTGAGGATGAGGTGAAGATTGATCATAAGGTTCATAAGCAATCGATTAATGTATCTGTATCTGTATGGGATGATTATAACACCAGGACATCTGTATGGGAATTGATAGAGGATGAGTTCGATGTAATTAAGAAGCTATCTAACAAGACCATTATTCGGAGACATGGAGCGACATCTGCTCATAGCGGATACTTATTCCATGATAAGGACTTAATGTTCTTATTCACTACCGGAACACAGTATCCTAATGAAAAAGGATTGAATCCATTTGCAGTCTATACCTATAAATATCACAAAGGAGACTGGAGTGCATCTGCTAAGGAACTTTATTCAAAAGGATATGGTAGCAGAGTAATTAAGGAAGTAGAGACATTGAGTAGAGTTATTAAGATTGATAAGAAAGACCTCCAGTTCCCTATTGAGATCTTCCCGATTAGAATACAGAACTACCTGCTTGAATGTAATAAGACATTAGACAGTTCAATCGATTTTATGGGATGCTCATTGTTATGGCTAATATCTGTAATCATCGGTAATAGTTTTAAGATTCAGGTTAAGTCGGGATGGATTGAATCAGTCAATGTATGGATAAGTATTGTAGGTAAGGCAGGTATCGGAAAGACTCCGAGTATATCTCACATCATACAACCATTATCGAAGCTGAACAATACAGAAATAAAGACATTCATTAAGCAGTACAAAAAATATGAGGCATTTGTTGAGTTAGATAAGAAAGAAAAGGAATATACTGAAGAGATTAAGAAGCCATTTAAGACGCAGTTTATCGTTAATGACATCACTCAAGAAGCATTAATTGAACTGCATGAAGAGAATAAGAATAGTGTAGGTGTATTTAAGGATGAGTTAGCAGGATGGTTTAAGGACATGAACAAGTATAGAGCAGGATCAGACTTAGAGTTTTGGTTATCATCCTGGTCAAACAAAGGAATAACATTAAACAGAAAGACAGCTAAGAGTTCATTTGTAGAAAGTCCAATCATTCCGGTATTGGGAGGTATACAACCATCTATTTTAACGCAATTCTTTACTGAAGAGAATAAAGATAATGGATTCATTGATAGGATGCTTACTTGTTTTCCTGAACTGGAGGTTGATCACTACAATGAGAATGAGATGTCTGAAGATATATTAACCTGGTATAATGATTACATTGTTACCTTCTATCAAGTAGTAAAGAGAGAATTAATTGAGTATACTAATGAAGGTGAGATTCAATCTTACATTTGCAAATTTGATACTGAAGCTAAAAAAGAATGGAAGAGGATATTCAATGAGATTACCAAAGTTCAAAACAGCGAATTTGAGAATGAATACATGAAGTCGATGCTGCCAAAACAGAAGTCATACATTCCGAGATTTGCATTAATGATTCATCTATTTGATTACTATGATTGTCATAAAGGAGAAATGCTATCGATAAGTAAAGATAGTGTATTGAAAGCAGAGAAGCTGAGTAAGTATTTTGTTAATATGGCAAAGAAGATTAAGATTGATTCTGCTGTAAAGAATGATGCAAAGAAGGTAATGTTTAATCATAAGGACAAGACTAACAAAGAGAAATGTATAGAGATATTAAAGTCTAATCCTGATATTGATAAAAAGGATCTTGCTGAGTTATTAGGTGTAAGTTTACAAATGATTTATAAATATTTGAAATGCTGAAAAAACTAATAGAACTTAAGCATTCAGAGGAATGCAAGAAGTATCCATCAATGCCTCCTGCATACATTCCGCTAACTAAGTTTACCGATAAGACCGCCAATGGATTAACGAAGTGCGTAATTGCCTGGATCAATCTGCATGGAGGACAAGCTGAGCGAATTAATACTACTGGCAGAATGATTGATAAGACAAAGGTAGTATCTGATGCATTAGGACAGAAGCGAATGATAGGTAGTGTAGAATGGCAGAAAGGAACAGGGCAGAAAGGAAGTGCTGATATCTCTGCAACGATTCAAGGCAGAAGTGTAAAGATTGAGGTTAAGATGAAAGACAAACAGTCACTGGATCAGATAAAGTATCAGAATGCCATAGAGAATGCAGGAGGTCAGTATTGGTTAGTTCATAACTTTGATGAGTTTATCTTTCACTATTATTGCTTTATTGATTATCTGTCCGAAATATAGCATATATTTGCGACCAGTTACCCTAATTCTATGTATAAAATAACTAACATTAACCCTGATTATTAGCTATAATGTTGGATATTACAAACAAAAAAACGCATTTTGTCTAATATGTAAAACATTAACTATCACTAACAAGGTTATATCCTTACATTTGTTTTACAATAGAAAGGGTATAACCATTAATCATAACTTAATTTTGCACTATAACACAAGGTTTGTTACAATGCATTTAAAAATAAAACTATGAACTACACTACAGTCAGCAAAGAGATTCGGGCATTAGCTGAAATCGAAGGAAAAAGACTATACGAAAACAATAACAAAAGATTGAGACCAATTGCTCAGATCAGAACAAATGAGTTACAAATTGATATATTAGGTGCAATGGGTGAGTTAGCAGTATGCGAAGTTTTAGAAAAACAAAATAGAGTTTACAAAAGAAATAAATCAGAAGTAAACTATCCAGTTAAAGAATCTGATATAATTGTAGATGGTAATATAACTATTGATGTTAAAGCAGTAGCATCGCATTCGCATGATTGGTATATTAATAAAAAAGCATTTTTAGATACTACAAAAAACAAATCAGATTTCTATTGGATGATAAAGTTCATTGATAATATTGCACACTACGAAATATTCACAAAGGAAGAAGTTTCCAATTGGGAAACGAGACAAAGCAAATACACAGAAGTATTATATTCTAATTATAGATAAATGAGCGACATAACCAAATGCAGAGGTGTAAACTGCCCAATCAAAGACCAGTGCAAAAGATACACATCTGAGGAATCAATGATGCAATCTTACTTTATGGAATCTCCTATTAAGGATGGCAAATGTGATATGTATTGGGGAGAGCAAAACGAAAGTATATTTAAGCAGTTAAAAGAAATACTAAACAAACAAGACTAATGAAACAAACAGCAGTAGAATGGTTGATAGAACAATTGCATAGTGGAAAGGAATTATCAACTGTTATTCATCACGCCAAAGCAATGGAGAAAGTGCAGATAATAAATGCTTATTGGGATGCATATAACGAAGGCAAATATAGCACAGATAAAACAGCAGAGGAATACTATAAACAAATATTTAAACAAGAGTAATGAAACGAGATTACATCTACATCGGAATTATAGCTATAGTTATATTCATGTACCTAACTAAAATGCCTGATCCTACAAAAAACGAGTATAAGACATACATAAAAGTAAAGGATAGTACCATTCGTATAATCCATGACAAGGAGATCATCAGAGAGAAATCAAAAGTAAACATCACAAACATATTCAACACCTCAGCCAATGAAGAAACCCACTACACTAATTCTGATAGTACTCGCCTTATCTTTATCGATTCATTCTTACGCTCAAAAGGATACCGCTAAGTATTGTTTTACTGGTGCTGAGATGAACGAATGGATTAAGTCAGCAATCAACGAGAAAGCATATAAAGCTGCATTTGATACCTTGCAGAATGTAGTTAAGATAGATGAATCTATTATAGTCGATTTAAAGACCTTAAACAAGTCAGCAGATAGATTGATTGAGGAACAAGGCAAAAGTATCAGAAAACGAAAATTAACAGTACTTTTATGGCAGTTTATTGCAGGTGCTATCTCCGCAGGATGGATTTATACTCTCATTCGATAGATTCTCTTCACTTTCCTTAACGCTACGATCAAACCAATCTGAATGCATTTCTGATAGTTCAGTATAATTTTCCTTTACTTTAATCCATCCTTCATCATCCAGGTACAAAGCTGAGCATTTTACATAGTTATTCTCTACAAGGTAAGTCTCTTCAGATACGGATAGAATCTTTGTAATAAAGATAATTCTCTTAAATAAACAGATATCCCTTCTGCTCAATAGATTGTTCTTTTTAATGATAATCTGCGTGATCTCTAACTGGATGTCATTGATTACTTTCATCGATTATTATAAGTTTTTAAACTAACTGAAAAGTATTTTTTACATTCCTGACAATGCATATTCGCCAAAACAGATCCACTTGCTAAAATAATAGGTTTATTTAGATAAGTTTTTTCACATCCGCATTTCGGACATGAACAGGAATCGTTATCCATAAATCTGCCGATATGTGTTTTTGGTTTAGCGAATCCTTCTAACTTTAGATATACTTTTTCTAATAGTTCCACATCCCTTTTACAGTATTCAACCATCAATGTCATAGCTTTACTGCTATTTCTTTGAATGATGTCATGCCATAATTGTATACCTCCAGTATCTTTCTTACCACCGAATCCTAAATACTTGCCGATAGCATCTAATCTGTTGGATGGGAAGTTAAATTTTTGGCGTGAAATCTTTAGTGTATCGATAGATTTAAACTCAGGTAGTGACTTATGACCATGAATTAAACATCGTGTTCTAATCCACTTTAAATCGAATCTATCCGAATTGTGACCAACTACTTCATCACTATCGTTGATAATCTCAACAAATTTCTTTATCATCTCTTTATCGCATCCTTTATTCCATTTCAGATGGTATATCTTTGGACTGCCTTCATACTTGTAACAGATACAAATAATTGCACTATCGTTAAGTACCTGGTCGTATGTTATAGATGTTTTGAATGATGGTCTCCAAAACCAACCGATCATGTAGGATGTTTCAATATCGAAGAATACTCGTTTAAAATGTCCCATATGTTTTGTATTGGTTTAAGCAAATGTACTCTTTATTCCTTTGGTTGATTGTTTTTCTTTATTGCTTCGTATGTGGTCATTCCCAAAGCTACAGAAACAAAAGCGAAATCTAATGCCAATATCTCACCCACATATTCCCACTTATCACTCTGAAACCATTTGATATGTAGCAAAGAAGCATCCGAATAAAAAGGAAAGCAATAAACCATACAAGGCACAAGGGCGATGAATGATATATCAGACCATATCAGCTATAACGAAGCTACACAATCACCAACAGCTATTAGATTCGGTATTGAAAACATACCTACAGAACATCAGTTGTTCGCTATGAGAATAGTTGCCAATGCTTGTTTTGAACCATTGCGGAAATGGTATGGGAAACCT